CTATGAGTGAGGGCTGATCAGAGGGTTTAATCTGACCGCGTCATCCAAATGTTCGGGGGCAAAATGGGCGTACCTCATGGTCATGGTGATGGTGCTGTGACCGAGGATTCGCTGTAGGACAAGGATATTACCACCATTCATCATAAAATGGCTGGCAAACGTATGTCTGAGCACATGAGAAAGTTGTCCCTCTGGCAGGCTCACCCCGGATTTTTGCGCGGCATACTCAAATGCGTCATAGCAGGGAGGGAACAACCTGCCTTCATGGATGCCGCGTTTGGGGATCAGTTCATAGAGCTCCGGCGAGATGGGGACCGAGCGATTGCGCTTGCTCTTGGTCTGGGTGAACGTCAGCCGATACTTGCTCACCTGGGCGCTGGTCAGCCCCTGCACCTCAGACCAACGCGCCCCGGTGGCCAGACAGAGTTTGACCACCGTGGTCAACGCCGGCACTCGGGAGGTCGCGCAACTGGCCAGCAGCATGTCGATCTGCGCTGCCGTGAGGTAGGTCATCTCCGATTCATGGGTTTTGACCTGGCGCAGGCCAGTCAATGGGTGGGGGTTCACCCACTCCCCCAATCGGATCAGCTCCCCAAACACCGCATTCAGCAAGCGCTGTTCGTCGTTCACCGTTTTGGGACCGGCGGCCCGGTCACGGCAGCGGCCAGGGAAGATGATGGCTCCAGTGAGCCGCCCTTCCCGGTACGTGGCGAAATGCCCCTTGTTGAGATCGACCGCATAGGGGTTGCCCATCGCCTCGGCCATCAAGTCGAGTTTGCGCTTGACCTGTTCGCCAGAGACCAGAGTCTGCCCATGCAAACGGAACCAGAGGTCGATGACGTCGGACAAGCGCCGCTTGTCTTCGGTCACCTTGTTGGCGGTGAGCCAGGGGTTGCTGTTGCTCTCTTCCAGCAACCACTTTTCCCAGGCCAGCGCCTCGCCCTTGGTGGCGAAGCGCTTGCGCTTGCGGGGGCCCTCACGGCCTTGGGGATAGACTTCGGCAAGCCAGAGGCGAGGCTTGCCGTCGTCGAGTTTGCGGACGGTCATTTAGTGGGTAGGGATAGACAAAACTAAGAGGCAGGTACTAGACGTAAGAGAGCAAACAAAAGACCACACCCTGTAAATACCGTACCAAATAGCCAGAGATACATTTTGTTAAATCGAGACTCCAAGTCGACCTTGGTGGCAAACTTCTCATCCAGCTTCGATAACTTATCCAAGGCAGTTTGCTGGTTGGTTTTCATTCCTTCCAACAGAACCCGTATGTCTTGAACTGTGGTTTCAATGGACCTGATAGAGCCTTTTAATTCAGTAATATCACGCTTGATAAACTCAACATCAGACTCAAGCTTTGCTACGCGAGACTCCATCCCCCCCCCTCCGTTATCGTCACCACCGCTTTTGAATACAACATCATTTGCATCCTCAAAGAAAACCCTTTTGAGAGGGGGTGCTCCAGTACTCATTGCTCACTTACCTCAAGAAAAGAGGAGTCATTCATATCTGATTTCGCTACCCAATCAATGATCTCGTCAACCATAAACTGATGCACACATGAGCACTTAGGGCAAACCATAGGGATGGTGTAAAGCATATAACCCATACCTGTTCTTGTCTCAATTATGTGAACATAGGTCTCACCTGGTTCAACCTTTTGCCAGTTAACAGTTTTTTCTGAATCGGCCACACTATCATTTGAAAGGCTTTCAGGAGCAGGGACTTTAACTAATGGGCCGTCATGTAATTTGGCCTGTTCATCATCAATTTCTGTTGCCTCCAAACGTGTCGTAGGCATCCTCAAGCCTTCGTGTCCACAAAATGGGCATTTCACAACAATATTCTTTGCAGCGAAATAACGACGTACATCCTTCGATTTGACCAGAGGGCCCTCATAGATATGCGGTGAAGAACTACTGGCTATGGCCATTGAGCATTACCCTTAAAAACAGAGAATGTTGCAAAAATGCTAGATACCTTGCGTTCAGAAAAACGACGAGGAAGCCCCATTCGAACCACTACAACTTGAGTACTTGATACACTAACAACCTTTTTCATTGTATCAAAGTACAACTTCATTCGGTCCAGGGCGGTCAATGCGCCTCACTATATGTCTCTGGCAGCTCGCCAGTCTCAACCAGCAGCCTGATTTGCTCATCGCGTACCAATGGCACCCCGAGCTCGTTGGCCTTTTTCATCTTCGACCATCCGGCGTTGTCACCGCAGCAGAGGAAGTCGAGCGAGGCAGATACCCCCGTCACCACCTTCATGCCAGCAGACTCTGCCAGCTCAGTTAACCCTGCTTTATCGGCTTTGCTGAACCCGGTGAAACAGACTTTGAATGAGTAGTCTTGTGGGAGTTTCGGGCCATGATAGTCAGGTGCTGACTTGATTTGCTGGATCCGGTCAGCATAACGGGCCTCTGCTTGCTCGAAGGCTGTCAACGCCTCTTCGGGCGTATCGAACACATCGATCACCCGGTCAGCGCGAAGAGACACGAAGGTCGGGTATTCGCTGGTAGATGGCTCGGCATCGGCCGCCACCGTCACTTGGTGGCCATAGACCAGGTTGCGCTCTGGGTTGGTGTGGTAAACGGCGACCCTCTTGGCAGAGAGCACGCCTTTATTGTTCAAATAGAGAATATTGAACACTGGCACTTCTGTGCCCTGATACCGGATTGACTCAGAAGCATGCAGATCAAACACGGTTAGCCTCCTGCTATATCAGAATTTCTTCCCTGCCCACGCCACGCGACCGACGATATGCACATCGGCCCGCTGGTCCTTGGTCACCACCTGGGTTTCATAGCCAGGATTGTCAGAGATGACCTTGATCCCGCCGAGCACGTCGAATTGCAGCCGCTTCACCAGCAGGCTGTCGCCAATGCGCAGCACATAGAGGCCATCGCGCAGGGCATCGCCGTTGCACAGGTTCACCAAGATAATGTCGTTATTGCTGATGGTGGGCTCCATGCTGTCGCCCTTGGCGCGGATAACCGCCAGCCGCTCCGGTGCCAACCCCTCTTTCTTGAGCCAGTCGGTGCGAAACGCCATGGGCTCGGTTTTCAGCTCGTCGGAGACGGTGGCGCCGAACCCGGCCGACGCAAACACCTGGTAGCAGTCGACCAGGGTGTAATCCTGCATCTGGTGGTAGGAAGCTCCGGACTCTTCGAGCGCTACTGGCTCTTTACTATGACCCACCAGGGCATTGCGTGGCACCTCAGGAAGAACGGCAACCTCTTCAGGCATATCTCCTAAGCCAAGACATAGCCATAAGAACAACCGAGGCTCATGACCACAGATCTGGGAGACTTGTCCCACAGAGGGCATTGTTTCGCCAGTCACGTACTTGCGCAGTACTGCATCGCTCACACCTACCCGTCTCGAAAACGACTTATAGCTCTCTCTGCCTATCAGAGCTTCCATTCGCTTTGCGAAACCCTTCATGTCGAATGTGGTGCCGTTAACAATCTCCATAAATTGAAAGCCTCAGGTTGTTTTGAGATCTTTCGGTTGCGCGATGCCGCGCGACCGTATACTCTCACCCTACAAGTCTCGTTGTAACCCACAGGTCGCAAACTAGGGGGTTCAACGCATTGAAAGGCAAATAAAATAGGGATAGGGGCGCAGTATGACGCAACGTGACACCGAAAAACAGCCTTTAGGGGCGCATGCCGCACCGATAGGTGACGCTGTTCAACCTCCAGTTGACCAACTGGCAGAAGTGCTGCGCCAGTTGGAAACCATCAAACAGAGCCTTGCGCTCACCATGCTGCCGGCCATTCCGCTGGACGCCTTCCTCACCATGCTGCGGGACGAACTCAAGTTCGACCTGCCACTGCGCACCGCCCAGGACATGATCAGCGACGGGCGCCTGCCCATCGTTCCCAAACTGCGTGCTGGCGACAAGCCGTGGGTCAACCTGCACCGCTGGCGCGAGATGACCAAGGAGCCGGAACACTACTTCAAGTTCGTTCATGAGAACTCCCGTCGTCGTGTGGCCAAGGATTCGACCAGCAAGTCGCGCCAGCGCGCTGCTGCTTGACCTAACGGTAGCGATTGAGCACAGGGGGATAAAGTGTCAAACCAGCACACTCGTTCACACAGCCACTTTGCAGGGGCCTGCGACCTGTTCAAGCAGGCACACAACATCAGCCAATTGGCTGAAACCATCGGCATGTCACACCACGTGCTGCACAACAAATTCAACCCGGCGTGTGAGCGGCACAACCTGACTGCGCACGATCTCATCGCCCTCTACCACGCCACCGGCGACGACACCCTGTTTGATGGCCTGCTGTTTGACTGCGGCCTGACCGCCGTTCGTCTGCCGGATGCTGCCCAGGTTGCCCCAGAGGCCCGCGCCCAGCAGGCGCTCAATGCGGGGGCCCAGATCCTGGGCGTCACGGCCCAGGCTACCACCCTCCTCGCCGGTGAACGCGTCACCAAATCACACCGAAACACCGTCGTCACCGGCATCTGGGCAGGCATCGAGCACCTTGTGCTGCTGGCTACCGAGGTCGAGGACCGCTTTCACGCCATCCCCAGCCTCGCGTGCGCTGCTGATATGGCCCGCGCCGCCATCGGCGCATAGGAGACCAGACCATGAGATTGATTTGCCCCCACTGCGGTTACCACGCGAATACCCGCAACTCCACCAAAATGAGCCCGCTGACAGGCCACGCCTATTACGCCTGTAGCAATGTCGACTGCGGCCACACCTTCAAGGCGGCGTTTGAAATCGTCGGCACCATCAGTCCATCCGCCATGCCCAATCCGGCCATCGTGCTGCCGTCCTGCAAGGGCGTGGGCAAAAACCACAAAACCATGTCGAAGAGCGTCCCGCTCAAGGAGTCAGCATGAAACTGCGCGCCGAGCAGCCGGGGCTGATCCCGCTGCCGTTTTTGCTGTTCAACCGCGCCACCGTCGTCACCAGCGGCGACGAGCCGGTGATGCGCAACACCACCCGTTTCGACGGCAGTTATCTGGAAGACAGCCAGGGCCGCCGTGGCTCGCTGCGCTTCCAGCCGTGCCATCAACCTCGCCCGCACTGGCTGACCAAGCTGCTGCAGGCATAACCGGAGGGCCGCCCCATGAACACCGCAAAGATTTTCGAGCTCGTTCAACAGCCCAGCGCCGCAGAGGTGGCGCTGGCAGAGATGCGCGCCCAGTTCGGCCGCAATGGGGCGGCCAGCCGCTGGTCACGCCTGCCGACCCGGGCCCGCGCCGTCATCTGTTACGCCGCCGGGGTGTCGACCACCCAAGCCGGGCGCGAGCTGGACCAGTTCGACTTTGACCAACAAGAGGCGATCCGCCTCGCCCTGGGTGAGCTGATGGCAACCCTGCATGAGTTTGATGGCGGCGTGCTGCACCGCCGCGAGTGGCACCGCACAACACGCCGTATTGAGGGGCCGACCCGCAGCGAGCGGGAACAGGCAGAACACGAGAACAAGCGCCGGGCCGAGCTCAACGAGCAGGCCGGCATATTGGAAAGCCGCAGAGCGGTTTTGCAGAAGGTGGCCGGAAGCGGCCAATAACCAAGGCCTACGGGCTATCAAAACTGAGGAATGACCATGTTTGGAAAACTGTTTGGCAAGAAAGCATCCGCCGCTAAGGCCGAGATCAAAAAGTTCGAAAACCGCGACCTGATGGAAGCCACCGTAGGCGGTTGCCTGCTGGTTGCCTTCGCTGATGGCCAATGTGAAGACGCCGAGCTCAAGACCATCGAGTCACTGCTGCGCACTAACAAGGCGCTGGAAGGGTTCGGCCATGAGCTGACCGACACCGTCAACCGCTTCACCGAGCGCCTCAAAGCCGGATACCGCGTGGCCCGTGTCGAGATCCTGCGGGAAATCGAAGAGGTGAAGGGCAACCGCCAGGAAGCCGAAGACGTGCTGGTCACCATGCTGACCATCGCCGAAGCCGATGGCGAGATTGAAGAAGCGGAACAGAAGGAGCTGTCCACCGTCGCCGACCGTCTGGGCCTGCGGATTGCCGACTATGCCTAACCCTCGCTGGTTGCTGGTCGGAGCCTTCCTGCTGCTGTCGGTGGGGGTCGATTTCAGCTCCCGCATTCTGTCGATGACAGCGGATGGGCTGCTGGTAGGGGCAGCAATCGCCATCGCCTGGCCTCTGCTGAAACCAAAGAAGTGATGACAACGGGCCGAGGGGAATCGGCCCCATCCCTTAGCCGCTACGAGTGGCGGTTAAGGGATGCCAAAAGCAGGCAATAAAAAACCCCGCAAAGGTGGTGGAACACCGCGGGGTTTCACAAACAAAACTGAGGGTTAACTCATGAACAATCTTACAGCAGAAAAGGCGATCCGCAAAGTCGCGAACAGCCTCATTAATACCCATCGCCCCCAGCTCGGGGCATGTCACAGCCTCGCCATCGAGGCCAGCCTTGAGGCGCTGGCCGAACTGGCCGACGAGTTGGCCCTGCTCGACATCTACGCCGAGCTGACCAAGCGCCTCGAGATCCTGCAGGGTGGCTGTCGTCCGCACATCATCGGCGTGGACATGGCGGCCCCAGTCCATGACGTCACCGTGATATTCCAGCCGCCCTTTGCTCATGAGATGCAAGGGGGTGCCCTGTGACTGACGACATGTTCGAACTGGAGCCGCCAATCGACGAGCTGGGTGGCGCCGAATCTGGACCCGCCCATATGCAACCGCCGGCACCGGTCAGCCAACTGACCAAGCACTGGGAAGCAGCGCAGGAGGAGTTCAACACCTCGGGCAGTGATGCCCGCCGAAACCGCAACATCGCCCAGGAGCTGCTGGCCCTGGGCGCCATCCGCGCCGTGTATTGGCTGGCGCTGGGTGGCGGTGAAGTCGCGCTGGCCAAAGAGATCGCCGAGTGGTGGGCCGAGTGCGAACCACTCCACGGATTGGGGGAGACCATCAAATGATCCACGACTTCTGGCTTGATGCCATGTTGAGCGACGCGGCGCGCCGCCGGGAATACCAACTCGAGTTACTGGATGCCCGTCGCCGCCCCTGCCGCCCCCACCGATATATCAAAACCCTGCTGGTCATGGTGCGCGCGGCCCGCCGCTGCGAGCACCAATCTGCCGCCCGTCTGCGCCAGTCATACAACGGAGGCGCCATCTAATGACTCACCAAAAACCAGCCGGGCTTGCCCCGGCTTTGGGCGTCGTGCGCCCTGCAAACAGCCATATCGTGACGCTGGAGCCCTGCACCAAGTGCCGCCAGATGGCGGTGTGCCTGCCGGTTGCGGGCCGACACGGTCGCCGCTCTTACCCCTACTGCGTCGAAACCTGCTGGCCGCTGGCCCGCGCCGCCAGTGAAACCGTGGTGAAGACCGTCCCGGCCAACGCCCGCCCCTCGATGCGCTGCAGTTGCTGCGGCGAGTTCGGCCATGTGCGCCCGGTCATCCTGGGCGGCAACCGGCTCACCAGCCTGTTTTTCTGCGAGTCCACCTGCTGGTCTGATCGGCTCGCCACCCTGGACATGGTACCGACCTGCTCCACCTGCGGCCGGTACCTGCAACCCAACGAGTATGTGACCGAAAAGTGCGGGGTGTGTAAATGATGGCCGCCATCACCAACCTGCACGGGATACAGCTGCCCCAGCACTACCTGGTCGGGCACCACGCCATCAACATGGCCGGGGCGGCCGAACAACTCGCCCGCATTGAGTGGCACGTTGCCAAGCCGCTGGCCGCGACCTTCCTGCGCCGCTACCCGGCCAACCCCAAGACCGCCAACATCTGGCTGCGCCGCATGGTCGATGCCTGCGCCGCCGCACAGAGCCGGTTCCCGGTACCGGTGATTGATCTTCGCAACGATGTGCGCCGCGAGCTGGTTGCCGCCGAGTGGGCCCGTCGCTGCCAGCAACTGCTGGCGGCGGCGGGCCATGAGCGCACCGCCACGGAGCTGCTGGCCGATATCGGGGCCCAGGCCAAGGCGTGGCACTTCTGCCCCACCCTGCCGGTTCACCCACGCACCAAGGTAGAACGCCTGCTGGGCCGCCCCCTAAGCCAGGAAGAGCGGGATGATCTGGTTGACGAGGTGGACAAGTTCGAGGGAGCCGCCGCCAGCCTGCTGGTGCGCCTGCTCGACGAGTCGTGGTGGCTGCGCAAGATTAACCGAGCCTGGGCCATCTACTGCGAGCTGATCGCCATCCTCACCGGGCAGGTGCGCAAAGGGGTCAGTCCCTACGCCAGCGCACACGCCGTGCGTGAGTTCACCCAGCGTAAAGCAGCCCAGCAAGCCTGGATGGCTGGCATGAGCGCCGTCAACGAAGAGCTGGGGCAAGAGATTGACCTGGTCGATGCGGTGATGGGCTCGGTCGCCAACCCCGAGATTCGCCGTCATGAGCTGATGGTGCGCATGCGGGGCTTTGAAGACATGGCACAGGAGCAGGGCAAACTGGGCCTGTTCCTCACACTGACCGCCCCCTCCAGCTATCACGCCTGGCGCCAGGGCAGCAAAGACAAGGCGAAGACCTACCAGAACGAGAAGTTCAACGGCGCCTGCCCGACCGAGACCAACCGCCTGTTGTGCAAGCAGTGGGCGCGAGTTCGCGCCGCACTGGCCAGAGAGGGTATTCGCCCTTTCGGATTTCGGGTAGTGGAGCCGCACCACGACGGTACCCCGCACTGGCACTGCCTCTTATTTATCAATCCTGCACATGAGCGGATTCTGCTTACCCAACTGGCATACCACTTTACGGCCGTTGACCGAGCAGAGTTGAAATTACCCAACGGAGAAAAGTTGGATGAACTGGCAAGAACAGCCAAACGCAACAAAGGCGAGGATGTTTTTGACCTGCTCGACATCGCCGACAAGGACACCATAAAAGCGCTTAACCCCAGGGTGAACTGGAAGGTGATCGACCCGACCAAGGGCAGCGCCACCGGGTATATCGCCAAATACATCGCCAAGAACATCGACGGCCACAAGGTCGGGATGGACTACGAGGCAGAGGCACCGGTCGACCACACCACCATCGCGGTCGCGGCCTGGGCGAGCTGCTGGCGTATCCGCCAGTTTCAGCAGATAGGCGGCCCGGCTGTGAGCGTGTGGCGCGAGCTGCGCCGACTGGGTGACGAGGTGATCGAGTGGGATTGCATCCTGGAAGCCGCTCGCACCGCCGCCGACAACAACCGCTGGGGCGACTTTATCGACGCCATGGGCGGCATCGACCTGCCACGCAAGGAGCACCTGATCCGCCTCTCCAAGCGCCTCGATGAAGCCGCCAACAAGTATGGCGAGGATGTGCTGCGCCTGATGGGGGTGATCACCGACATCGGCCAGACCACCGCCATCACCCGCACCGAGGGCTGGCAGATAGTGCGCAAGGGGGTCAACGGGTCGGGTTTGGGCGAGCAGCGCGAGCTTGCAGTGGGCGAGCGCAGCGAGTTGCCCTCAGGCGGCGGCAGCCGCCCCCCTCGGAGTTCTGTCAATAACTGTACGCAAGGATCCAAATCGGGGGTGAAAGGATCCGCTCTGGCTAAAGAGCTGAGCCGAATGGGTCTTGATGAAAGCAACGCCGCCCTGCTGCTGCACGGCAGCATCATCCACGCCGACGGCCAATATGTGCGACTGGTCGGCGATCGACTGATTGTGACCCGCAACTGGCCGGGTGCTGGCGATGCCGTGGCCGACCAGCTGACCGCCGAGATCGAGGCAGAGCAGGCCAGCAACCGGGCCGCCAGCAGCGACATGCTGAAACAGCAGGCCCGCGAGCTGATGCACTCCGGCGGCAACATCACCGAATGGCTGGCCGCCCTGCCGCTGGCGCAGGCCGAAGAGGCGATCACCATCTTCACTCGCCTGCTGGATGACGAAGAGGACCGGGCCAGTTACCAGCCCACCGAACAGGAGCAGGCCCGCGTCGCGAGCATGCAAGCCGACAACGACCGCCATCAGGCGGAGATTGCCAAGGCGCGGGTGCGCCTAGGCGTGGAATGAGGAAATTGCGATGAATGGAGCTTTGAAGTTGCAAGAACAGGCGGTGGCCACCGCGGTGGAGACGGTAGGTAAGCCGGTACTGGATGCCTGCTGTGGCAGTCGGATGATGTGGTTCGACAAACAGAATCCGCTCGCCATCTTTGCCGACAAGCGGCGCGAGACTTTGACTGTCACGGACAGGACGCACCGGGAGGACGGCACCCGCACCTTGCGCATCGAACCGGATTGCCTGATGGATTTTCGCAACATGCCGTTTGCTGATGGTGCATTCAAGCTGGTTGCCTTCGACCCGCCGCACCTTGAACGTGCTGGCCCCAAAAGCTGGCTGGCTGCCAAGTACGGCAAGCTGTCTGACGATTGGCGCTCAGACCTGTGCGCTGGCTTTGCCGAGTGCTTCCGGGTTCTGGAGCCAGAAGGAGTCCTGGTGTTCAAGTGGAACGAAACACAAGTAAAAGTCAGCGAGGTGCTGGCTTTGACTCCGCACAAGCCACTATTCGGTCAGGTATCTGGGCGCTCCGGCATGACCCATTGGCTGGTGTTCATGAAACCAGGGTTGCAAGAAGCGATTGGGGGCCAGGCATGAAAAACTGGATTCGCCGCCATCTCGAAGCATGGCTGGTACTGCTGGCCGCCAAAATCCTGATCGGCAGGAACGTTCATCGCTGCAAGGTCGTATCTCGCAAGGACAACAACAGCATGTGGTACATGGCCGAAGACCTGGAGCAGATAGCCAACCGGATGCGGAACAAGTACGAGGGGCCAAGCTCATGACTGACATCATCAAACGCGCCGACGTCGAGCGCCTGCTGCCGCTCTGTCAGCGGCTCTGGCCCATCCTCCAGCAACACCCGCCGGGATCGGCGGGTCGTGCCGCTATCACCAGCACGCTCGACAGCATGCCGGCCACTGACCGCCATCTCTGCGATCTGTTGCTCGACCGCATGGAGCGGGTCATCCGGTTCGAGGATGCCTGGTTCCCCTTCTACCAGGGCGAGCTGGACACTATCACCCCACCAAAGAAGGCAAAGCGGGTGCTGCCTGTCGGCCCAGCTCCCCAGCAGGTATGGAAGGCCACCAGGACGCGACAGGGGGCGTTTGCCAGAAGGAGGGCTGTATGAGCAAACCAAAGGAGGCGAGGGAGAGAAAGCAGGCCCAGCGTGCGAGACAGTCAGCCCTAGGCATCACTCGCGTTGAGGTTAGGATGTCAGAACGGGAGCGCCAGCAACTCAACCACCTACGCATTGTTCGGGCTGGCAGCGGTCAGCCTTATTCTGCCGACGAGTACATCAGTACCCTGATCCGGCGGGACTGGGAACGGTGGGTGTCGCAGGCGGACAATCTGAAAATGCAGGTATGTAAGCATTGCAACCACCCTTTACCTGTCGGGTGCAATGGGGCGTTTAAAGGGGAAAGCGCATGCTGGAAGACAGCGGGAGATAAAACCCTTGCACTGTAGCCAACGGGTTTTAAGAAAGGCACCAATGTGACCGGTCTTAAAATCCTTGGTGGGCACCTCTTAAAACCAAAATCGTGACCGGACACGTTTCAACGATTACCATAACTGTCCAACGAAGAGAGGTGCCAAGTGAGTTTTAACCTATGTGACCTCCCCCGGGAGGAAAAGGCCCTGATCGAGGTCGATAAAGCGGCAGCCTATGCGGTGTGGAAGGAACGCAACGGCAAGCTGGCCACGGCAGAGCTGGACAGTTCAGCCTTCACCGGCCATCAGCTTGAGGTCTTCACCAAGGCCTTGGCAAAGTACCGGACCAGACCATAACACCATCTGCCAATCAGTTTAAAAGCCCCCTCATGCAGGGGGCTTTTTAATATATTCGATGTTGTGTACCTATTATGTACACAGGAGGTACACAATAGGTACATAACCGGTAAAAACATATGCAATGTATATATGATGTATATACAAGAGATATATTTTTAATATAAAAGCATGTCCTTTAAAAATTAAAACAACACCATTTAGGTGATGGTGAATTGCTTACATACCCCCATTTAAGCATTGCCCACCACGCCATTGGATGGGTTGTTAAAATCCAAGCCACCACCCCCACCTCTCATCTGGGACTGACGTACACGAGAAGCGCGGTTTCACTGACTTGTTAGGATGTTCACGACTAGGAGACTGCGGTTTGCCTATGGCAGTTATGCCGTCAGCAAACAAAAGCATTTGTTAATAAAATATTTTTCACGGGTGGTTGACCTAGATATTTCAAGCCGCCTAAGATGCGCCAACAGTTCAAGAGGAATGCAAAAATCCGCCACCTGCGGAGGCCTGTTTTTTGCCTGTTGAAAATAAAGGATTTCGCGGCCCTGCCTAAAAACTCATGTCGGTGATAGGGTGCTTTTGGAATGATAATTAACGGTCTTGGGAGGCCACATGCGCGGAACGTTAGAAACCATGGAGAGAGAGATTGTTGAGCTAGACTATCTCGCCCGCAGATTGACAGAGACTGACTCGCAGGAAGACCTGGGCATAGCAGAAAACCAGATCAGGCGAGCCTGCCGACGCATGCTCAAAAAAGTCAGGTCAAAGATGAAAGGATCTGATGGAAAGTGAAGGATCGCGAAAAGGATCCGTTATCACCCGCGCGGCCAGTGCTGGCGCGGGGAACCGTTCCCCTGCCCCCGTCGTTCACCTGCATGATTTTCCACGCATAAAGCGGGCAGGCGAGGCGGGGTCCCGATTGCGCGCCAGCGGTGCTGGCAGGGGGGCGGCAGGCTGCGCCAGCCGCTCAGGATGCGCGTGAAAGGATCTGCTAGGGTGCAAGGGTAGCCCGCATCGGTGATGCAGCAGCGGGCCGCTGATGCGGCCACGTGAGGGGCAAAAGAAAACCCCGCCAGGTGGCGGGGTGGTCGGGATGCACAGGCCGGGTCAGCGCAGCATGTCGCCTTGGCTGGCCTGCTCGATGCCGGCGGCCAGCTTGTAAGGGTTGAACCGGATCACCTCCTCCCCTGCCCAGTCATTGAGCGCCAGCAGGCTGGCCTTGATGCTGTCGATCTCGTTGATGTCGAACACCTGGGCGGCCTTGGTCACATCGCCGAACCCGCCCGTGCTGTTCGGCATCACTCCCATCAGCTGGGGCGGTACCCGGTGGGTGGCCAACTGGTCGTCGCGGCTGACGTTCTTGATGGAGAGAAAATCATCCTTGGCCGCCACCTCGGCAACCGGGATCAGCCTCACCCCGTCCTTGCTGCCGTTCGGGGTGTAGAGCAAGAGGTTGCGGAAGTTGCCGGGCCCCTTGCTCTGGCGCAGCGCCTCACGCAGGGCCGCAATGTCGCCCTCGTTCTGCACCGCGTCGGTGATGTGCATGATGAACCCAGCGTGGGATCCATTCTCGTAATACTTGCGGCGAAACAGGGTGGCCGACTCGTTGAGCAGGGTAGAGTTTAGCCCGCCGACATAGTCGGGGATGCCGTAGATCTCCTGGTTGATGTCGCTCTCCATCACATGGCCAACCCGCCCGGCCGGCAGCGCCTGCTCCTGGCCGGGCTGGGCAATCCACCAATAGGTGTCCAAGTCCAGGGCGCGCCGGGTGTACTTGGCCCGCAGGTGGTCATAGCGCAGCACCCCGCCGAGTCGGTTCTGCACCGCCTGCAGATAGCCGTTGCCGAAGATCAGATAGTCCAGCGCCAACCCGGTGAAGGCGGCCAGGCTCAGTTTCGGATGCGGGATGAAGCAGGAGCGCAGGATGTTGCGCTTCACCTGGATGGCCGAGGCGTGATGCACCCCGGCCCGATAGACCCGCGACAAGCCATTGAGGGAAAGGGGCGGCTCGTACCAGCGGCCGTTGTGCATGGCCTCCAGGTAGTCGAACACCTCCCGTTGCGATAAGACGGGCACCGGCTCGCCAAAGCTGAACGCCTCGATGGCCGCGCCGGGTTTCTGGGTCGCCGTCATCGGCGAGGTATGGCGCTGTGGGCGGCGCTTTCTCATGCGAAAATCTCCATCATGCTGGTATTGGCACCGGTGGCACCTGCCAGCGGTTCATGTAACAGGGCCTGCATCGTGGCCCAGGCAATGTCGGCGTGGCTGGTTTCCTCTGACCGGCTGGCCTCAAAGGTCGGCATCTTGCCGCCAGCAGTCACAGAGCGGCGGATGCTCATGAAGGCCTGGGCCAGATCGGTCATCCCGCAGTCAAATTCCAGCCGCCCCTTGTTCATCACATCCTGGGCCTTCATCACCATCTGGATTTTCACACTCGGGTTGTACTGGATGGGAGTCACCGCTGGGTAGAACTGCTTCACCAACTGGTAAACCCCCTCCCCGATCCCGGTGGTGTCAATGCCGATGTACCCGACGTTGTAACGCTCGCACATGGCCTTGATGGCCCGCGCTTGGGCGTCGAAGTCCATACCGCTCCAGCGGTGGCGCTCCAGCACTCGGAACTTGCCGCCCGGTACCGCCGGCGGAGCCAGCACGGCGCAACCCGCGCTATCACCCTGCCCGCCCTTGGCCGGGTCATAGCCGATCCATACAGGCCGATGACCGAGCGGGCGCATTGCGTGAGGCTTGTAGTCCTCCCACACCTCCCAGCTATCGACCATGCAGCGCTGCAGCATGGCGAGCGGGAATACGCTGTCAGTGTCATCAGCGAACTGACACATCAACAGCTGGTTATAGTCATCAGGGGAGTAACGCCGCCGCAGCCGGTCAAGGTCGAACAGGTCGCAGCCACCACGCACGGCATCCTCAACCGTAACGATCTGCCGCCACTGGCCATCACCGCACAGCCGCCCACCATGCAAAGCCGCATGGTCAACGTCGAACTTTATGTGCTCGTTCTTCGGCCGTCCCTTGTTGAACATCGCACCAGACCAGAACGGGTAGGCATCGTGCGAAAGGCTTGAAGGCGTCGAGAAGTAGGTCAGCCGCCAAAACTTTTGCATCGCCATGCCGCTGGAAACCTTGTAGAGCTCCTGAAACTTGGGGATCCAAAAGTATTCATCGATGTAGAGATTGCCGTGATAACTCTGGGCGGTGCGGGAGTTGGTCCCGAGGAAATAGAGAATGGCGCCGTTGCCGAGCGTAATGGGATCCCCCTTGAGCTCAACCCCGACCTCCTGAGCAAAAGCCAGAATGTACTGCTTGAACTGATGGGCCTGCGCCTTACTGGCTGACAAGAAAATCTGATTGCGACCAGTGGTCAGCGCATCAATCAACGCCTCCCGTGCAAAGTAGAACGTGGCGCCGATCTGGCGGCTCTTGAGCAGGTTGCGCTCCGTGTGCTGCAAACCAGCCTGATACCAGACCTTCTGATAGCCAAACATATTGCCGTGGAACAGCTCGCCCAGCTTCTCGAGCTGAGCCTCATCAAAATTGTTGCGAACCGGCGCCTTCTTCGGCCCCTTGTTGCGGTTCGCCACCTTGGGGTTGAGGTCGGCCTCATTGCCTCCGTTGCTGTATTTGTTGACCCGGGCGATCCGCTCCAACTGCCTGCCCAGCAGGTCAATCTCCTTGAAGTCGCCGCCGGTTTTCACCTCCTTGGCGATCAGCTGGCACATCCGCGCATAGATAGCGAAATCGACCCGGTCAATGGGTTTGATGTCATCCCAGCCGTCGCGTCGTTTCCAAGTAGAGACTGTCCCCTCCGGCGTCTGCAGCAATTCAGCAATGGCACGGAGCGGATAGCCCTGGAAGAACAGGTGCATGGCCTGCCGTCTGGGTTCGATATGGGGGAAAAGTAAGGGTGCTGTCGTCATGGCGCCAGTCTACCCAGCCACAACCCATCCAAACGCCACCCCGCCAGTGTGCCAGCGCCGTACACACTGGCCGCCGATTGCACGATCCCGCCTGTCACCCAGACCATAACCGCGACATCACCACCCAATCACCAAAGGGATCCCAGCTCATGGCGAAGAAAGCAAAATTCAAGCGCGTCGCGGTGGCAGGCCAAACCACCGACGGCCGCACCATCGCGCCGGAATGGCTCACCCAGGCAGCCAAAAACTACAACCGCGAAAAGTACGGCGCCCGCGTTAACCTCGAACACTACCTCAGCCCGTTCCCTGATAGCGATTTTCGCGCCTATGGCGACGTGATCTCCGTCTATGCCGAAGAGGTCGAGATCGACGGCGAAAAGAAAATGGCCCTGTTCGCCGATATCGACCCCACCGAAGACCTGATCAAACTCAACAAAGCCCGCCAGAAGGTTTACACCTCCGTCGAGCTGGATCTGGACTTTGCAGGTACCGGCGAGGCCTACCTAGTAGGTCTTGCAGTGACCAACACCCCCGCCAGCCTTGGTACCGAATACCTCCAGTTCTGCGCCGGTGCTGGTGACAAAAGTCCGCTGGCAGCGCGCAAGCAAAAATCGACCAACCTGTTTACCTGCGCCATCGAAACCGAGGTCGAATTCACCGAAGAGGGCGACAAGGGCCCAGGTCTGCTGGAAAGGGTCACCGCGCTGTTCTCCACCCACAAGAAGCAATCCACCGCTGATCTCAGCGACGTTCACCAGGCCGTCGAGACCGTCGCGAAAGAGGTCACCAGCCTCGATGCCGACCTGCAGAAAAAGTTCACCGAGCAGGCCCAGACCATCACCGAGCTGACCAACAAGCAGGACGCCACCGCCAAGGCGCTGGCCGACCTCACCGCCAAGCTGGAAGGCCAGGAAGATTTCAGCCACAAGCGCCAGCCAGCCACCGGTAGCGATGGCGCCACCATTCAAACCGACTGCTAAGGACCATGCCCAATGCGTAACGAAACCCGCCAGAAGTTCAACGAGTTCACCGGCCAGGTGGCCAAACTCAACGCCGTCTCCAGCGCCACGGTGCAGTTCAACGTGCAGCCCAGCGTCCAGCAGACCCTGGAAACCAAAATGCAGGAGTCGGTCGAATTCCTGAAAATGATCCAGATCATCCCTGTCACAGAGATTAAGGGGGAGAAAGTTGGCATCGACATCGCCGGCACCATTGCAGGCCGCACCGATACTACCAACCACGTTCGTGAACCCAACGACCCCAGCACGCTCTATTCCAATGAATACGAGTGTGCCAAGACCAACTACGACACCAGCCTCCCTTACAACAAACTGGATATCTGGGCCAAGTTTCCCGACTTCCAGACCCGCATCCGCGATGCCATCCTCAAGCGACAGGGGCTCGATCGCATCATGATTGGCTGGAATGGCGTCGCCGTGGAGAAGAACACCAACCGCCAGACCAACCCGCTGCTGCAAGATGTGAACAAAGGCTGGCTGTACCACATCCGTGAAGACGCGCCGGCCAAAGTGATGGATGAAGGAACCGAAGGCTCAGGCAAGATCTACGTTTACCAGCCGAAGAATGACGCCGACACCAAAGAAGGCGACTACCACAACCTCGACGCCCTGGTGTTCGATGCCGTCAACGAGATGATCGCCCCCTGGTACCAAGACGATACCGACTTGGTGGTCATCTGCGGCCGTAAGCTGCTGGCCGACAAATACTTCCCCATCATCAACAACGCTGACAACAACCAGGACAAGCTGGCCGGTCAAGTGCTGGTGAGCCAGAAGCAGATCGGCAACCTGCCAGCGGTCCGCGTCCCCTTCTTCCCGGACAATGCCATTCTCATCACCAAGCTGAAAAACCTCTCCATCTACCCGCAGGAAGGTGCCCGCCGCCGCCATATCGCGGAAGAACCTCACCGCGACCGTGTCGTCAACTACGAAAGCTCCAACGACGCCTATGTGGTCGAGGATTACGACTGCGTCGCCCTGATTGAAAACATCGTCATCGGGCCGAAACCGGCCGCTGGCGGTTAAGGGGGCGACATGACATCACCTGCCCGTCGCAACCGCGAACGCAAACTGGCCGCCCTGCAAGGGGCGGCCAATCCTCAGTTCGACCAACAACGCGCCAATGCCTACGAGCTGCAACTGATGCAGTTGGCCGAACACCGCCGCACCCTCAAGGGCATCCAGAGCATCGAGCGCAAGATCGACGCCAAGCGCACCATGCTGGGCGTCTACAAGCCGTGGATTGATGGCCTGCTGGCCGCTGACCGGGGCGAACAAGATGACGTCCTGGTCACTGTCATGCTCTGGACACTCGACACCGGCGATCTCGAAGGGGCCTTCAACATGGCCGACTACGTGATCCGCCACGGCCTCAGTACCCCGGACCGCTACGAGCGCACCGCCGCCACCCTGATCGCCGAAGAGGTCGCCGACACCGGCATCAAGCTGCAAGAGGCAGGCGCGGGCCCCAGTTATGGCCTGCTGTGCGCTTACCTCGAGCTGCTGACCCACTCCGACATCTTCGACCAGGTGCACGCCAAGCTGCACAAAGCCGTGGGTCGCGCCGCCCTGGCCGAAGGGTTCAAGGAGCAGGCCGCCCAGCACTATCGCCGCGCACTCGAACTGCACGACAAGGTGGGCATCAAGAAAGATCTCGAAGTGCTCGAGCGCGACATCAAGAAGGAAAAAGAAGCCGCACAGGCAGCCAAAGCAGCGGAAGAACAGGCAGAAGCAGAACAAGCCGCCAGAGACGCCGAGCAAATGGCAGCCGAAAGCGGCACCACCGAACAGCAGCCCGACGCCACCGGCGGCGGCAGCTAACCGAGCGAACCCCGCACCCTGGGCGGCTCGGGCCTGACGAATGCGTTTCGCATACCAGACGGCCCGACCACCGCCCAACAAGCGGAAAAGGAACACCATGAGCACCGGATTCATTGCCAATGCCACCACGTCGCCAGCCGAAGGGGAGATAGACTCCATCCCCTTCTGGCCGGCGATCTCGCTGCCTGACCTGCGCGACACCGTCCGGCTCGATGGCACCGTCACCACGGCCCGCCTCAAACATGCCGTGATCGACGCCATCACCAGCGTCAACCGGGATCTGGCTGACTGGCGCCGCGCCCGTGAGGCAGAAGGGGTCGCCACCCTGGCCGCCGTACCGGGCGAGGTCATCAATGGCGAATCGGCGTACCTGCACAGCTACCGGCGCGCCGTCTATGCCATGACCCGCGCCAACCTGCTGGAGCGTTACACCGACTACAGCGCCACCGGTGATGGCGTCAAAGGGGCCGATGCCAAAATCATCAGCTCTGACGACCTCTACCGCGACGCCCGCTTTGCCATTCGCGACATCCTCGGTACCACCCACATCACCGTGGCGCTCATCTGATGGAGCTGCGCAGCCAACAGGGTGACACCCTCGACCTCATCCTGTTCCGGCACTACGGCTACACCGCAGGCATCACCGAGCAGGTGCTCGCACTCAACCCCGGTTTGGCCGCGCTCGGCCCCATCCTCCCGACCGGAACCCTCATCACAATGCCAGCGGCCCCCACCCAGGCCGAGCAGCCGCTGATCCAGCTATGGGACTGACCATGAGCCGCCTCGACGACGAACTCGAACGACTGGCCGACATCAGCGAGCAGCAACTCGCTGCCCGCATCCACGCCGCCCGCATCAGTGGCACCGGCCCGCACTACTGCATCGACTGCGACAACACCATCCCGCAGGCGCGCCGTGAAGCGATCCGGGGCTGCGAACGCTGCGCCGAGTGCCAGACCATCCACGAATTTCAAACCGCTCGCCACTACGGCGGCAAACGATAGGAGAGCACGATGCCAGAACCCATTTCATCCAGTGCAGCAACCAGCACCCTGAGCGCCTTGGCGTTGCTGTCCCTCTTCCCGGGCGTTGACCCCGGCGTCCTGCTCGGTGCATTCGCCGGGGCGCTGGTGTTCATCGCCACCACCGCCGAGCTGGGCAACCTGCGCAAAGCGGGCCTGTTCGTTGCCGCCTTCGTGGCGGGGGCACTGGCGGCGCCGCTGGTTGCCGCCATGCTGGCCAGCGTACTGCCACTCAGCGTCGAGGTCCCCAGGGCTGTCGGCGCAATGCTCGCCTCGGCGCTGGCCGTCCACCTGTTGCAGTGGATCCTGCGCAAAACGCCGGAAGACCTGCTCAAACTCCGCAAAGGGGGCTGACATGCTGACCATCCTCTACGCCATGATCTGCGCCGCCATCGCGCTGCGTATCGCCACCTTCAACCGCAATGGGGGCGACTATCGCCCCCTGCCGGCCCTGCTGGCATGGGTCATCACCGTCGCCGCCGGGTCCGTGCCGCTGCGCGTCCTGCTCGGTGTCATGCCCGCGCCAGATCCAGCCGCGGTGCTGCTGGCCGCCGTACTGCTCACCGCCCTGATCGGTTCTCGCGGATCCGTCATGCGCCTGCTGCCACGGCGGCGCCAGCAAACGACCACAGCCAGCCATCTGAACGGGAGGTTTCAACCATGAGCCTGAAAAAAGGGGATACCGGCGCCGCCGTCGCCGACCTGCAGCGTCGCCTGGTCAAAGCAGGTTATCAACTCGATCCGGATGGCTGGTTTGGCGATGCCACCGAGCGCGCCCTGCTCGCCTTTCAGCGGGACTACATGATCACCGCCATCGGCCAGGCTGGCCCCCGCACCATGGCCGCCCTGCTCGGCAGCGAGCGGGGCAACCAGTTGCGCATCGGCGACATGCAGGCTGGCGCTGACCTGCTGGGCCTGCCGCTGGCCACCATGGCCACCGTCGCCCAGGTCGAGAGCATCGGCGAGGGGTTCACCACCGACATGCGCCCGGTGGTGCTGTTCGAGCGGCATGTGTTCTATAAGCAGCTCACCCAGCACCTGGGCAAGGCCGCCGCCGACCAGATGGCCGCCCATTACCCCAACCTGGTCAACCCCAAGCGCGGCGGCTATGCGGGCGGGGCGGCCGAGTGGGAGCGGCTGCAACTCGCCATCAGCCTGCACCGGGATGCCGCCATCGAGTCGGCCAGTTGGGGGATGTTCCAGATCATGGGCTTCCACTGGCAGGCGCTGGGCTTTGCCTCGGCCAGCGACTGGCAGACCGCCATGCAGCGCAGCGAAGTGGACCACCTCACCGCCCTGTGCCGCTTCATCCAGCAAGATCCCGCTATGCACAAGGCCATGCAGGGTCGCAAGTGGGCTGACTTTGCCCGCCGCTACAACGGCCCGGCCTACAAGGACAACGACTACGACACCAAGCTTGCCAAGGCATACAGCCACTTTGCCAAGGTCTATCCGGTGAAGGAGGTGGCGGATGTGGCCTAACCTGCTGCGCTCCCCCCTCACCTGGTTGCTGCTGGCCCTGGCCGTTGCCTTGGCTGGCTGGGGCTGGTCGGCCACCTCGGCAGCGACCGCCAGGGGCAAGGTCGATACCCTTCAAACCGACCTCAAGGCCGCCAACGACAAGGCTGTCGAGGCCGAACGGCGGGAGAAGACCAAAGACGGGGCCATCGATACCCTCACCGGCGAGCTGGACGCCCAGGCAACCGCCGCCGCCACGCTGCAACGCCAGCTTGGCGATCTGACCATCACGGCCGCCACCCGGGCCGACACCATCAAGAGGCTCAAACGTGAAAATGCCGAACTCAAGGAGTGGGCTGATCGCCCTCTGCCTGATCCTGTTGTCAGGCTGCTCCAGCGCCCCGCCCTCACCGGCGCCGCAGATTATCAGGCTCACCTGTCCAGCCCCGGCGCCCTGCCAACTGCCGGCAGCCAGCCCGGTCAATAACGGTGATCTGATCGACCAACTGACCCAGACCGAGGCGGCATGGGCCACCTGCGCCGCCCAGGTCGACAGCCTTATCGCCTGCCAGCAACGCCACCAGTACAGGAGGGAAAATGGAAAAGCCAAAACAGATCCGTGAGGTGTTGCAGCAGTGCATCCCGCTGCTGCGCCAGAACCCGGATCACATGATGATATTCGTCGACAAGGGCAAGCTGGTTGCCACCGGCGCCGCCAGCCTGTCGTTTGAATACCAGTACGAACTGACCATCATCGTGGCCGACTTTGCCCAGAACGTGAACACCGTCATGGTGCCGCTGCTGGCATGGATCAGGCAGTACCAGCCAGAACTGATGATGAACAGCGACAAGCGCGAAAACGCCATGCGGTTCGAAGTCGAGATCCAGAACAACGAGACTTGCGACATCGAAATCAAGCTGCCACTGACCGAGCGGGTCAAGGTTTGGAAGGATGAGCAGGGCCTGCATTACGAACACCTGCCCGAACCGCCAGAAGACCCCTACGACGGCATCACCTGGGAACTGTTCATCAACGGGGAGTATCAGCCGTGGCAGCCGACATCGACCGTCTGAACGACTTCGCCGCCAGGGTAGAGTTGATCCGGGCCAACCTGTCGCAACGGGAGCTGGCCAAGTTTGCTGACCAGATGGCCAAAGAGATGCGCGAAAGCAACGCCAAGCGCATCAAAGACAACGTCACCCCAGAAGGGGGCAAGATGGACCCGCGCAAGCCGCAGCGCGGCAACCGCGAGATAAAGTTCATCTACACCACCAGTGACAAAGAAGTGCGCCACCTGAAAAGCTGGCGCGGCACTCGCAGCTACATCATCGGCTTCGATATCATGCGGGGCGGCATCCGGACCTTCAAACGATCACGCATCAAGCGCTTCATCAAGGTCGATGCCAGCAAGGGCGACACCGTCAACAAAAGTCGGCTCAAGCGCAAGATGTTCTCCCGCCTCATCAAGTCGACATGGCTCAAGGCCAAGGGCTATAGCGACAGGGCCGAGGTCACATTCGCCAGCACTGCCGAGAAAATCGCCCATATCCACCACTACGGTCTGAAAGACAAAGGCAGCAAGGGCCAAGACATTCGGTACCCGGAACGGCGGTTACTGGGCATGGATGACAAAGACATCGACAAGGTCGAAGACCTGCTGCTGGCTAAGTTAAAAAACAATTTTTAGCCATAGCAATAATTAAATGCAGAGACAAATGTTCGTTATCAGACCACTCTTGAATACAGATAAATAAGGCTATAGGTTAGTGTTGCCCGGGAAGTCGGAACATAACTCAACCTATTGATTTATTTATGGAGTACATATGAAAGACAATGAAGACATACCTAGTGGAAATGGTATTTTTATAGGAAAAAATGCAAGAGGTGTACTGATTACTGGCGGCATATCATATGGCAACGCACGTTCTGGAGTTTATGTTGAAGAAGGTGCTGATGTGAAAATCATTGGAATGACAACAGCTAAAAATGGGCTGGACGGAATAACCATAGCAAAGGAAGGTGTTGCCCCACTATCAGAAATCCTAGATAAAATAAATGAAAACATTGACAGTCTCAAACTTCAAATTAATTTGAAGGATGAGTTAATCGCCGAGATAAACACTATTAAAGCACAGCTGTCATCACCAAAGCCCAAAAACACCATAGTTCAGGAGTCACTAAAAACAGTTAAGGCTATTTTGGAGGGTGTTGCAGCCTCTGGTATTTATGACAGCATAAAATACGGCATTTCTGCATATATAACCACTTAATAAGTAAGTGCCAAACATTTCATGAATAAGTTGTACAGATCTAGTTATCACCTGACACCGGCCTCAAACCGGTGTCTTGTTTACGCTACTTTAGTGCGCACTTCCTTCGGTATCAATTTCAGACCCTTTTTGAACATGCTGTAGGGAGTCTGTCCTTCCATCATCCTGCCTTGATGTGGCCGCTGGGTGTTGTAGTGATCCAGATAGCTGTCCAGGTCTGTCTGCATCTGCTCTACCGACTCATACCAGGTTGTCCTCCCCTTGATACGGAAGTGTTCATCCAGCAGGGTGCGATGTAGCCGCTCGATAAAGCCGTTGCTCTGCGGCCTGCGTACCTTGGTGGTCCGGTGCTCAATCCCCTCCAGTTGCAGGAACAGCTCGTAGGGATGATGGTCAGGGCGGCCGCAGAACTCGCGCCCGTTGTCCGACAGGATGGTATAGACCCGCGCCTCATGGGCTTCGAAGAACGGCAATACCGTTTCATTGAGCACATGAACCGAGGTCACCGGCAGCTTGCTGGTGTAGAGCCGTCCCCAGGCGTGGCGGCTGTAGCAGTCCAGTACGGTTTGCAGATACACCTTGCCCACCCCCTTGAGTGCGCCGACGAAGAAGGTGTCGACCGCCACCAGTTCCCCGGTGTAGTGAACCTCAATTTGGCGTTCGCGAAACTCGGGGCTGAAGCGCTCGAGCAGGCGGATCTGCTCGTCATTGAGCTCAATCGTCTGTTCCCTGTGGGTTTTCTCGAGGCGCAACAAGCGGTCATGCTTGGAGAGCAAGTCGTGACGTTGCCACACGCCACGCACACCGCCCGCACTGACGTTGATGCCTTGCAGAGCCAGTTCTTGCGCGACCCGCAGCGGGCCATGGGTTGGTCTGGTGAGAGAGTAATCGAGGATAGCCTGTTCAATCTCGGGAGCGACCCGGTTGGGATGCGCCCCTTTACAGCCGGGTAGTTTGTCGAGCAAGCCCTCGGCGCCATAGGTCTGATAGTTACGGCGAATTTCGTAGAACTGCTGACGGCTGTAGCCGATGAGCTTGCAGGCTTTGCTGACGTTATTGAGCTCTTTGGCGAGCTCTAGCAGACTGAGTTTACGACGTGCTACTTTCTCGTTGGTGGTCATACGGTGACTCCGGATAACACGGTAGGGGTACCGTTTTGTTATCCGGTTTGAAGCCGTATGACCACTCCCTTTTGTGGGCAACTGTCAGGTGAATACCATCTCCATACAAATAAGTAGATTTATGCAGTAGCCACCACCGCCAGTGTGCCAGCGCCGTACACACTGGCCGCCCCTCGCCTTCCCGGCCATTGCCCAAAACAATGGCCCCATGCAACCGACCCCGACTGAACTCCAACGCCTGATCGACAACCTGATCCGCATCGGCACCGTCACCGCCGTGCGATCAGGGGAATGTCGCGTCAAAACCGGCGACCTCATCACCAACTGGCGGCCCTACGCAACTGCGCGGGCCGGGAGGAATCGCACCCGCCATCGCCTCTCCATTGGCGAACAGGTGCTGATGCTCTCGGTCAGCGGCGACCCGCGCAATGCCTACATCGTCGGCCCCATCAATTGCGCTGCCTTCCCAGAGCCCTTGGCGGACGATGACAACCCGGACCTCGATCGCACTGAATACGCTGATGGCGCCGTCATCGAGTACAACCCGGCCACCGGGGTGCTCAATGCGAGCGGCATCAAGACCGCCACCCTTTCCGCCTCGGTGACCGTCAAGCTGATCACCCCCCTGGTGGAATGCACCCAGGCACTCAAGGTCGGTTCGACCATCGAGGCGGGCGGCAAGATCACCGCCCCCAGCGCCAAGATTGGCGGCATCGAGGTGACTACCCACAAGCACGGCAACGTCAGCACCGGCAGCGGCACTTCCGGGGGCCCGCAATGAACTGGCTCGGCATGAATGCAGTCTCTGGCCGCGCCATCAGCGCCACCGACCACATCATCCAGTCGGTGCGCGACATCCTCATCACCCCGGTGGGATCCCGGGTCATGCGCCGCGACTACGGCAGCGAGCTGTTTTACCTCATCGACCAGCCCCTACATCAGGCCACCCGCCTGCGCCTGATGGCCGCCACCGTGCAGGCCCTCATCAACTGGGAACCCCGCATCACCATCACCCGGGTCGATGTGCTGGGCGGCGGCATGGATGGCGCCCTCACCGTCGAGCTCACATGGCAGCGCAAGGACGGCGGCGCGCCGGAGTCTGCTTCTATCGCCATCCTCACAGGAGCCGCCAATTGAGCAACGTGGATTTGACCCAGCTCCCGCCGCCCTCGGTGGTGGAGCCCCTCGACTTTGAGACCATCCTGGCCGAGCGCAAGGCCACCCTGGTGAGCTACTACCCGGCAGACCAGCAAGCCGCCATCGCCGCCACCCTGGAACTCGAATCCGAGCCGCTCAACAAGCTGCTGCAAGAGAACGCCTATCGGGAGGTGGTGCTGCGGGCCCGCATCAACGATGCCGCCAAGCAGACCCTGCTCGCCTTTGCCAGCGGCACCACCCTCGACCATCTGGTCGCCGAGTACAACATCGCCCGCCTGCTGGTCACCCCGGGGGATCCGGCGGCCAATCCGCCTGTCGATCCGATCTATGAATCGGATGACCGCCTGCGCCTGCGCGGCCAGATGGCGTTTGAGGGGCTGACCACCGCCGGGCCAGTCAATGCCTACAAGTTTCACGCCCTGTCAGCCAGCGCCGAGGTGGCGGATGTGGCCGTCGACAGCCCCTCGCCGGGTACCGTGCGGGTGACCCTGCTCTCCCCTGCCGGCCAACCCAGTGCCGACACCCTCAATCGGGTCAGCCAGGCGCTTTCGGCCGATGATGTGCGCCCCCTGTGCGATCTGGTGGCCGTCGAGCCCTCCCAGATCAAGCCCTATGCCGTCGATGCCACCCTCAACGCCACCGGCCTTGGCAAGGAGCAGGCCATTGCAGCGGCCACCGCTGCCATGAACCAGACCGCTGCCGCCTATTACCGGGTCGGGGCCACCGTCCCGCTCTCGGCCATCTATGCCGCCCTGCACCAGCCGGGGATCGATAGCGTCACCCTGCGCGCACCGCTGACAGATGTCACCTGCACGGCGCAGCAGGCCGCCAAACTCACCACCCTCCACCTCGATTAAGGACCAGACCATGGCAAACGCCCTCTATGACAAAGGCCGCGAGAAGTTTCTCACCGGCGCCATCAACGCCAGTGCCGACACCCTCAAGTGCGCGCTGATCAAAGACACCTACGCCCCCACCCTGGGCAGCGACGAGTTTTTCAGCACGCTTTCGTCCCACGTGGTCGGCACCCCGCAGACACTGACCAGCAAGACGGTCACCGGCGGCGTGCTGGACGCCGCCGACGTCACTTTCAGCGCCGTACCCACGGCGGCGGTGAAGTATTGCGCCATCTATAAAGACACCGGCAGCGCCGCGACCAGCCCGCTGATCGCCCTGTTCGACACGGCGGCGGGCCTGCCGGTCAGCACCAACGGCGGCGACATCATCATCACCTGGGACAACGGCGCCAATAAGATCTTCAAACTCTGATGGCAACCCTCTATCCCGTCTGGCGCGGGTCACTGACCTATCACGACGGCCCCCTGTCATTCGACGGGGCGGCGATCTACCGGGGCACCCTGCAGGGTGACGATGACCCCGCGCCGGTCGCCATTGCCGGGGTCAGGATCGGCCTGTCACCGGTCGGGATAGCGGCAGGGCCAATCGGCAGCATGGCGGCATTACAGCGCGCCAGGCCCGCCGGTGTCAGTCAGTTCGCAGCAGGCACGGCCAAGCTGACCCATCGCACCGCACCCGGCGCCATCGAGGCTGGCGCCTATGGCGCCCCGGATATCACCACCCGCGCCAGTGTGGGGAGCCTGGGGGATCTGCTCGCCATGGGCGCGGCCGAACTCACCCCCCTCGTCCGCGTGCCGGGGCTCAGTGCCGGTGCGCTGGGCATCGCCACGCTCAGGGCCAGGCTTGCGGCAGGCAGCATGCAGCCAGACGCCATTGAGGCGCCGACCATTGGGCAACGCCTCGCTCCTGCCGGCTTCGATCTTGGCGCCATGGGCAGCCACCGTGCCCGAGTGCGCCAACTCGTCGGCACCCTGTCTGATGGTCAGAGCGGTGCCCCAAGGCTCAACACCCGACTGGCTCAGGCCGCGACCCCGTTCACCGGCGCAGTGGGGAGCCCCGTCGCCAAGTACGCGCGGATCCTCTATCCGCTGGCCCCGGCGGTCCCTCTCCCCGGTCTGCCCGCCATCATCGCCGCACTGGTCCCGGCCCCGCTGCTACCTTCGGCACTCTCGCCGATGGCCAGCTCCGCGCGCCTGACCACACGGGGCTTTGATGGCTGTACGTTCGGCGCGGCCAAGGTGCATCGTCTGCCCCTGCCATTGCCGACCACCCGGGATCTGCTGCCGCCCTCTGCCACCCGGCTGGAGCACCTTGCCGCGTCCACCCTGGCCAGCGCAGTGGCGCCGGAGGTGATCACCACCACCCGCTTTGCTGACACCTGCCCCGCCCCGCTGCTGCCCTGGCTCGCCTGGGCCAGGTCGGTGGATTGGTGGGAGCTGGCCGAGTCAGAAGACCAGCAGCGAGCCCTCATCAGCGCCTCGTTCCGCCTGCACCAGCGCAAGGGCACCCCCTGGGCCATCAAGGAGGCGCTGGCCGTACTGGGCTTTGGCGACAGCACCATCATCGAACGCGCCACGGGCCGCCGCTATGACGGCACCCTCGCTTACAACGGCAACGAACCCCACGGGGATCCGTCCCAGTGGGCCGTCTATCGCGTCATCCTCGCCCGCCCGGTCACTACCGTGCAGGCCAACCGCATCCGGCGCCTGCTGGCAGAGATGGCCCCGGCCCGCTGCCATCTGGCGGCCCTCGATTACACCCAGGCGCCCCTGACCTACAACGGCGCCGCAACCTACAACGGCAACTACAACCACGGAGCCTCCTGATATGGCGAATTTACAAGAGGTGGTGAGCTGGGACGCAGGCGTCTATCAGCTCGAAACCAGCGACCCGGTGCTCGGCGGCCCGGGGGGTACTTCCAACAAGCAGGCCCAGGCGCTGGCGAACCGCACTGCCTACCTGAAAAGGCACATGGATGACCTGGAAGGCGGCACCACCGCTGCGGGCAAGGCCAACAAACTCACCACGGCGCGCACCATCGCCGTGGCCGGGGATGTGACCGGTCAGGCCTCGTTCGATGGCAGCGGCAACATCTCCATCACTGCCACCTATAAAAACTCCGGGGTCGTGGCGGGGACCTATCGCTCCGTCACCGTCGATGCCAAGGGCAACGTCACCGCCGGCAGCAACCCCACCACATTGTCGGGCTATGGCATCACCGATGCCGTACCCAGCAGCCAGAAGGGGGCCGCCAACGGGGTCGCCACCCTGGACAGCGGCGGCAAGGTGCCGGTCGCCCAGATCCCGGCCACTGCCATCACCGACACCTTTGTCGTCGGTACCCAGGCCGCCATGCTGGCCCTGACCGCTGAAATCGGTGATGTCGCGGTGCGCACCGACCTGAACAAGAGCTTCATCCTGCGGGTAGCGGGCGCCTCGACCTTGGCCAACTGGCAAGAGCTGCTCACCCCCACCGACGCAGTGCAGTCGGTCGATGGTATGACCGGGGTTGTGGTCATCGCCACCGCCAGCGAAGGGGTGAAAGGCAAGGCTCAGATCGCCACCCAGGCCGAAGTCGACGCGGGGACCGATGACAGCAAGTTTGTGACGGCCAAAAAGTTGATGGCCGCGCTGAACAAAGACATCGCGGCGAATGGCTATCCGGCGGGCGCCCCGATCCCCTGGCCGCTTGAAACACCACCTGACGGCTATCTGATGATGACGGGTCAGTCGTTCAGTGCGGCGACTTATCCCAAGCTGGCGCTCGCATACCCGGCGCTGGTTTTGCCAGATATGCGGGCGGAGTTTATCCGGGGCTGGGATGCAGGAAGGGGAGTTGACCAAGGGCGCACCTTAGCATCAACGCAAAATGACGCCATCAGGAATATCTCTGGCTCATTCATGGTCGCAGATAACTCGTCCAAAGTCGGTGGTTTGTCTGGCGGGTCTGGTGCGTTCACGCTCCAAAATAACCTCGGGCTCGTCCCTAACTGGACATCAGGTTCGATCAGTGGTGATCGAAGGGCTTTAGCCAATTTTAATTCCTCTAACGTCGTACCCACTGCTGAGGAAAACCGGCCCCGTAACATCGCATTCAACTACATCGTGAGGGCAGCATAATGAATGAACCGATCGTCGTATGGGGAGAAGATGGGTTTGCTTCATCTTCCGGTTGGGCCACGGTATTTGCCGCCAACCCGATTACTGGTGAATACCTGTCGCAACAGCAGGTCTGGGTATCCGTGGGAACGGGTCTCCCTGCTGGTGCCTATCTGGATGAACCGGATCAAACCGCACCAGGGAAAGCCATTGTTCGTAGCCAGACAGGCTGGGAGTCCGTCGATGATTTTCGCGGTCAGACGGCATACGACAAGCGCACACGCCAACCTGTCGTTATCAAGGAGCTCGGTGAACTGCCGCTGGCCCTCACTCTCACCCCTCCGTCATCCCCATTCGACGTGTGGGATGCGGACCTGCTGCGTTGGGTGAAAGACCTAGAGCAGGAGGATGCCGTGCAGGCACAGCAAGCGCAGCAGAAACGTCTCACCTTGATGAGCGAAGCAAGCCAGGAGATCGCCGTGCTCACCGACGCACTGGATCCCAATGTCATCAGCGAACCGTCAGCCGATGACCAGGTGAAACTCATCGCCTGGAAGGCTTACCGCGTTGCCCTCTCCAAGGTCGACCAGCAGGCTGGCTATCCTCATACCATCACCTGGCCGACGCCCCCGGGGGATTCCGCCACCGAATAACCCTTGAGTCCGACCACCACCCCGCCCTGTGCGGGGTGTTTCGTGACTGCCGTCATCCGCCACCTTGTCACCGCTTCGCCAGTGTGTGCGGCCCTCACACACTGGCCGCCGCTCGCCTGACATCCCCTGCCCCTGCATCCTGACCCTGCTCGCATCACAGGTATTACCTACGCACAGAATGCTCCGTCCGGACAACAGGAGAACCTATGGCACTGGACCAATTTCACCACGGCGTGCGCGTCGTGGAAGCCAACGAGGGCACGCGCACCATCCGCACCGTCGCCACGGCGGTGATCGGCATCATCTGCACCAGCAGCGATGCGGATGCCGCTTACTTCCCCCTCAACAAACCCGTGCTGATTGCCAACCTGACGGCGGCCATCGCCAAGGCGGGCAGTACCGGCAACCTCAAACGCTCGCTGCAAACCATCTATGACACCGTCAACACCATCGTCATCGCCGTGCGCGTGGCCGATGGCGCCGACGCCGCCGAGCTGACCAGCAACATCATCGGGACCATCCTGCCGGATGGCAGCTATACCGGCCTCAAGGCGCTGGAGCGTGCTGCCCCGGTCACGGGCGTCAAGCCGCGCATCCTCTGCGTGCCGGACAACTGCACCCTGCCCATCGCCACCGCCCTGGCGGGCGCAGCCAAAAAGTTGCGCGCCTTCGCCTATGTGCCGACCATCGCCGACACCGTCGAAGCAGCGCTCGCCTACCGCGAGAACTTCTCCAGCCGCGAACTGATGCCGATCCACGGCGACTGGACCGCCTGGGACACCGCCGCCAATGCCAGCATCAAGCTCGATGCCTGCCTCAAGGCTGCCGCCATGCGGGCATTCATCGACAAGGAGATCGGCTGGCACAAGACCCTGTCGAACGTCGGCGTGACCGGGGTCGACGGCATGACCAAGGCCCTGTTCTGGGATCTGCAAGACCCCGATACCGAG